CCCCATAAGAAGAAAATGCAGAATTAACGATATGACCTACTACCTTTTGTTTCTTGTGTTCAATATTAGTAGGCTTATGGATAAAGTAATTTTTAAAAGCAATAGCTGTATTAGTATCAATTCCATCACCATTCTTATTAAAACGATTAACTAAAGCGGCATTAAAAGCTGCGCCAACTAAATCAACATTCTTTTCTAAATTAACGGATTGAGGAATTAAAGATTTCAAAGGCTCAAGAGAAGCCTTGGCAAGCAAAACATTACTATCAAAATTCAACGAAGCCGTAACTACGTCATTAAATCTAGCCTTGTAAAGATACATAATATATATAAAATTACACAGAATCCTTAGAACTGTGATATAATAAAGCCGCCGCGTAAGTATTTAAATCATGTTCCGAAGCGACAGCTTGCACTTCAGATAAAATGCCCAAACCATCCAAAGTAGATGGATCATTAATAACTTGTTCGATTTTTTTGTTCCACGTGGAAACTTCTGATCCAATTATAATAGCTTCGCTAATGCCTTCTGCTAAAGATTTTTGTTCTGCATTTAGCTTTTTCTTCTGATATTTTTTCTTTAATAAAGATTCTACGTTAGCATATAAAACTTTTGTTTTTTCAAAAATTTTCATGATTGCATCTTTAGAATAAACAGAAGCTTTAGATGTCGCGCCAGTTGGTCTACCAACTTCTTTTGGTGTTTTTGTTTTGACTTGGGCGGCAGGCATCGAAGGAGTTGGAGGAGGAATAGTGGGTACACCACCAACAATTGGATTGTAGTAGCCCTTCTTTCTATCCTGAACAAATTTTTCTTGAGCAGAAAGCAGCTCTTCGGTTGTGGGGTAGATACCCGTTTCAATAACCTTGATACCTTCTTCTGGAGGAAGAATGCCCAATTCCATCATTCTAGTTACAACGCGATTAAACTGAGTTTCATCTTTAATTGATACTTCTTCAAATTTTGCGATGGGACATTTGCCTTTAAATCCAAGACTCTTAAATATCAAGTCCATTTCTGGCTGTAAAAATTCGCACAAGAAAGAGCTACGCGCCTCGCGCAATCTTTCGAAAAACACCTGAGCCTTAACAGTGGTATTCGCAAATTTTTCAGAACCAATAAGAATATTCTGTAATCCTTCTTTAATATCCTCATTTACAATTTTATATTTTTCATATCCCAAAACTTTATTCATGTCTGGAATAATAAATTCGGCCTTTGTTGTGTAGTCAGCCACCAAAACGCGACCAACAGATTGATTACTCAATAAAGACTGCATAGCTTGAATGTTCTTGTGATTAATGCCGCCTTTCGAAGGTTCAGTGCCGAGAGTAATTAACAAGATAACATTTTCAATTGTGCGGCAAATAGCTTGATCAATCTTCTTCAATTCTAACTTAAAGTTAATATCATCAAGAACGGGAAAACCAAAAGGCACTGCGAATGGTTCGTAGTCCTGTTTCTTGTAAAAAGAATAAATTACATCAGTAGGATTTAATTGTATTTTCAAGCCATCCTGCGCCCACTGACCATTTTTAATTTTATCTTGCGTCTGCTTATCCATGCTTTCAAAAATCATTTTGTCATGATCGTTTTTGGGATTTTGCAATCGCTCTAATTCGTATTCGGAAAGTATCTTTTCATAAACAACATGCTTCCAAGAGCTAGTTCTGTTTACTGTAATATAAAAAGGATTTAATAAAGTGTATTGGACTGGAACACGATTCTTGACATCGTAATTAGTCGGGTATTTATATAAATTCTGAGATGTATCGTACGATGATCCATCATAATTAGCGTAAGATTGTAGAATCTTTTGGAAATCTCCTAGTTCAAGTTTGCCATTAATTTTCAAAAAGAAAATATTGCCACTACGATAATATTCCCTAAAATACTGATCTTTGATTCGCCACATCTTCACGAACTTCATCCATTTATAAAAGAAGTCGCGAGCTTTTTGAGATCCGCCTTCTAAATAAATTTCAGCGTTTGAAAACTCCGCCATAATATCTATGGCGTTTCTAAATATAGCGATATTAGCGTAAGCTTTCTGGCACAATTCAATAGCGTCTCTTACGTTGTATCCGTGAACGGACATCTCAAATGGAAGAAGTCCTTCGCGAATATTCGCGTATTTATACATTTTAGGCCCGATTGCGGCCAGATTCCTTCTTATGCCGGTCCTATTCGAGCTTTCATTTCTTTCGTATGTAGCTGCTACCGAATCGAAACTATAAAATGGATCGCCAACTAGTTTGGGTTCGCTAGCATCTTCGCCTCGAATTAATTCCTCTAGGGGGGCGCTAGATTCGTTATTGCCTTTGGAAAGCTTATTCCAATAATCAGATCTTTTAGTATATTTACGGGCCATATATATAATAGTTACACAAAGTTACTTTCAAAGTGACTTTTAACTTTTATTTTCTTTAAGCTATAAACATCGGTTCAAATGTTTGCATGACATCTTCAACATGAGTATTTTGCATATCATAATAAATTTTACATAACCAATTTCCTAATACTAAAGCGGAATAACTATCCTTTCTTGGTTTATCTGGTCCGCTTTTTCTTTTTAAATTAGCTGGTAAATCAAAGTTTTGCATACCTTGGGCAGACGTTGTGATCTGAATAAGCGCGCATTCTGTTTTTGTTAACAGTATCATATCGGATAGGTGTTCCACGAAATCAATCATTCTGGCCTCTTCATTTTGTTTCTCCGAATCCAAAGCGTTAGAAAACTTTAATTGTTGAATACCAACTTTTTTCTTGGTTTGAGATCTGAAATTATCATCAATAGCTCTGCTACCGAAGAATACGCGTCTATGATCAAAGTTCGCTTGTAAAAGCTCGTTGGCCAGACGAATCCAGCTAGACGTTGGTTTACGTAAAAATACGTATCTAAAATCACTTTTATTATACTCCGCTTTTGCGGTTAATAAATTTTGCTGATAGTCTTCGGGTTTTTCGAATTCTGTAACCATTGGTTTCAAATTTATATTCGCAGATTTAAATAATTCGCTCTCATTACAAGAATTCATAAATTGAACGCCACCATTATAATCCATGCAAACAGCAACTACGTTAAAGTTATTTAAAATATAAAGAAAATATTTAATATGCTCTTTAAGAGCGGTACCAGATAAAGCATAGGAATGAACTAATGTACAAATTTGTTTTTCCTTATTTATTTTCAGAACCTGTATTGCGAAATCATCAGAAGACTCTGTTTCAGACCAAGAGGGGTCAACCGCAACAATATATTCGTCTTCAGCGTTGCCGCAGACCTCTACGGATGGCAGTTCTCCATCTGGAACCGTACAAAGAGCCATTTTAGAAATTTTAAAGTAACCAGAACTATCGTCTGTAAACTGAGCGCCGAACTCACGCAAGAACTGTGATTCGCTCATCGTAGATTTAGCTTGATTAATTAAATTTTGATCATAAAGCTGAAGCGGCGCACAATCATAAGAAAACTGCATAATACACCTTCTAGTGCGCTCATCCTTTTTAGGATTAAAAATTAAATTATCATACTGCTCATAAAGTTTGTATAGATATTCAAATTTAAAAGACGCAGAAGATAAAGCTATCAATTTATTATTTGGCCATTGATAACGGTCTTCTTCACTCATTTTACCTTGTTCAATCAATCGGCTTTCTGCATTGTAGAGTTCTTCTCGTTGTGTAGGATTTTGCACGACTGACAAGAATGGAACAATAACTTCGTTATAGATTCTTTCAGGCATCAGCAAAAACTCGTCAATAATAATTCTATGAAAACGAAAACCACGAAGTTTTTCACCATCACCAAGAGGCAAAGCACGAATTCTGCTTTTGCCAATTTCCATTACCCATTCGTCGTTTGATTTAGAAACTTTTGTAATACACTGTTTTAATAAATAAGCTTCAGGCTTAACAGAAATATCCTCGATCTTTTTAAAGATCATTTTCGACTGACGAAAAGATCTTGATAAAATACCAGTTTCAATTCCTTGATTTAAAATAGAGTCTAATACAGCGTAAAGACCAGTTGTATAAGATTTGGACATTCCCCGGCTCCATACGCCCAAAAAATAATCCGTTTCCAACATGCTTTTAATAGCCATATGTTGAAATGGAAAAAGCTTAACGCCCGTTATTAAATCCGTAGCAAAAGTAACGTTGTTTCTAAGAAATTCATAAAACAATAATTTAGCCTCTCTTTCTTCAAGGAAGCCATCTATCTTTGCAATATCATCATTGCTTCTAAATAAATTAGTTCTATTTTTTTGATTACCCGTTTCCCAGCTCATGATCTAAATAATACTGAATGTCTACATTCCATAGCTTCGGTCCATAATATAATAATTTAGGTATTAAATCTATTGATTTTTCTCTATTGCCCGAAAATAAAAATTGAACACGACGAGGATAACGATGTGTTAGTTCGCGCATATTATGAAAAACGTATTCTAAATTTGTTTTGCGCCTAAATTTTTTATGATTAGAATATATCTTGTCAATACTTGATTCTGTTACAATATATAGATAACCATCAAGACCTACTGCTTTCTGCACCTCTCGTTCAAAACGATCAAAACCAGAAGCCATAGTACCCAAAAAATCGCCTTCGCTTTTCCTATCCACAAAAGTAGAAGTATAAGTTCCATCACCAAATAAATAATCACCCACATAGAGTTTTTCTATTTTAGTTTTTTTAAATGGAAGGGGGTCTTGTTCTCTTGTATCGACTAGGATTTCAAATTGCGGTAATTCCATGTCGTTAAAACATTTTAGCATTGGCTGATCAAAAACAGGAGAAAGACCCAATAAATCACAAGCTCTTTTGTAAGATCCAAAATACTTTTTAAAAATACTAATCGGCGGCAACTCCAAAGTTTTTATTTCGTTATGAAATGGAGCATAACTGTATTTTTTCTCCCTAGCTCTTTCTTCTAACAGCTCTAAAGCTTTACTCTTAACCAAATCTTTTTCTCCGACCTTTTCCCAAGTTAAAAATTCATTTAAATCAATAAATTGCCTAGAAAAATAATCTTTCTTATTTTTAAAAGGAATCTGTCTTCTGTAAAATAAAGACTTTCGCGGATAATATGTACAGTAGTATTCTGCTTGATACATACCGTGCTTTTTCAAATGTATATGAAAAGCTTTATCGGTCTCAAATTCTCTTTTACAGATTTGGCAGTTGATCATTAGTAGAAATAAAAAGTTTTTGTTAAGGAGCCGTCAACAAACCAATCAAAAGAACGAAAATTTTTTTTCTTAAATACGTCTAACAGAATATAATTTTTTTCTGGATCGTGAACTTCTATTGCTATTTTATGGATTCTAGAAATCAAGTCTTCACTTAAATTGTTAAATATTTCGTATTCAAAACCTTCTATATCAACTTTTAAAAAATTAATCTCACTTAAATCAAACAAATCAAATAAATCTTTAATGATTATTTTTGTTCTGGATGGATTTCGGCCCCAAGTATTTGTTTTTGATGAACAGCATTTGCATTTATCAATATTTGCATTTATATATTCAACATTATTATTCTCAAATGTGTTTTTTACTAAACAAGAATATAACTGTGGTGATCCTTCTACTGATATAACCTTTTTAGCTTTTTGTGCCGCATAGTTGGTAAAAAATCCCACATTCGCGCCGAGATCCACCACGATATCCGTTTCGTTTATAACGCAATCCCACATTTCATAAATGCAGTTCGCACTAGAAAATTCACAAGCATAAATTTCTTTATAAAAATAATCATAATGCACCCAAGGCGATTTATGGAAAACATGATTAAAGTTCTTTTCAAAATATACATTTGAATCTACATCATATAACAGCCAATTTTTATTATGATCTATCATATTGCATCCTCTTTCGAAATACCTAAAATTCTAGCCTTCCAAGAAGACATTGTTTCTAATTTATCAGCCTCTTCTTTTACCGCTTGCTTTTGCATTTCTGCGATCTGAATCATCATCTTGCGCTCGGCTTCGTCTTGGAAAAGTTCGACCAAATTTAAAATAGAAGCATTTTTTTGTTGGTGTTGATCTATTCTTTTTGCTCTTTCTCCATTTAGCTTTTGAATACTTTTATCTATTCGTGACGCACATTGATTATATTCTTCGCTGATTGTTTTTAGAATTTCAGTCAAACGAATTGTTAGATCTTTTTGATCTTGCGTGTCATTGAACATTTCATTTACTTTATTTTTCTTCATATCAATTTGGCGTAAGTTGATATAATCCATGCACACATTAATATATAAATTAATTTCGTCAGTCGTTAAATCGGGCTTGTCCCAAATCGAACGCACAAATTCAGCTTCAAACAAATCTTTATCAGCAGAACTTGTATAAGAATCGTAATTACCGATAAATCGAGGACTAGATAAATAAACCAATAGTTTTTCAAGACATTTTCTATGTTGCAGGGACATCTTTTCTTCTACAATATTTTGGCCGCACCATTTATTTACTTTATTTATAACTGTTTTAATAGAGCGAGGAACGGAATATTTTTGATTTACCCCGGATTCATTTTCCACAAGAAAATCCGGATAACGCTCTTTTATATATTTATGTACCGCCCTATATTCTGGCGTAATAAAAATATTTAGATTTTCCAGACCTTGAAATTTTTGATTAAATAATAATTCTGTAGCCTGCTTGGGAGTAATACCTGTTTGAATGTTTTGGTCAATGAATTCTTTCTGGGTTTGAGACAAAATTTCTTTAACAGGTTTGAATACTTCTTTTTTCTTCTTTGATATAAATCCTGTGCTAATTAAATAATCACGGACTTCTTTAGCTTCTTTTGATCTACCATTTAGATCTTCGCGGCTATGTAAGAGATTTGCGATTACGATATAATCGTTTAAACCTTCTTCTACCTTTTTGTTAATAAAGATTTTATTTTCTTCGTTTAACATAATTAATCTGAAAAAATGTC